AATGACTTACCTGATGCTGTAGGACTCAGTAGGAGTGCCCTATTGAACTTTAAACTATGATATATAGCGTCTATTTGATAATCTCTTGCCTCAAACGATTGACCTAAACTATTAGAAAACTTTGTAACGATATCTCTATCTACCTTATTGTCAACATCAACACCTTTACCTGGCACAATATAGTAACCACGCTCTTCTGCAAATGCTTTAATGTAAGGAAATAATCCAAAGTATATTTCTTTGGTCTTTTGTGAAAATAGTCTTATCTTACCATCCCACATTCTGTTACGAAATGCAGGCATAAATTTATAACCGGGAACATAAAAGGTAAAAAATTCTGATATCTCTCGCTGAACACTTGGGTCGGCATCAACAGTAATATATACTTCATCTTTCTTCTCTATTATGAGAGTTTCCATGAGTTAAAGTATCCATGTCATTATACTATATCTTTTTCCTTTAGTAACCTCTTTTACTTCATGAGGAAACATAAAGTTAGAAGGAAAAACTATAGCAGAGCCTTGTACTTTTTCGATATACTTTTCACCACATAACACAAAATCACCACCCTCATAATCATCATTTAAAAATATCAATGATGTAAGATGTGGGTAACCTTGTTTCTGCCCATGACTATGATGTATGCTATCAATATGGCTTTTCATAAAACCACCTTGACCATATCGGTTCAATCTATAGTCTGTATATTCAGTTGATTTAATAGTATCGTGAAAGTGTGTATAATCATCTACACAATACTTAAATGTCTTTTCTATATCTTTACAGTAAGGTAAAGGTTTGCCAATCCAATATTCTTCCATTGATACCTGAGATGTTCCAGTATTTTTATTTGCTGTTGAAAATGTAGATTGTTTCCACGAAGGAACTATGTCGTAGTGTTTTATAATTTTATTACAAGTTTCACTATCCATTGCATCTGGATAATAAAATATGTAATCAGAAAGTTGCTGATTGGAATTCATGGTGTTCTCCTAGTTGTCCTTTTATTTGAATATTCCACGCTATACTTATGCGCTTATTTTTAGACTTATTTTGTTGAACCCAATGTGGTAACCAAGATGGAAAAATTATAGCTCTATTTTGTTTAGAGGCATAAGTTAATAAACTTGCATTATCTAATGTTACTTCTTTTTTTCTAGGTACAAGTACATCTGCTGCTGGTCTAGGATCATGAAATGTTATCCCAGCACCTTTATCAGAATGTAAATAATAAGTACCACTTAAAAAATTGTTGGAGTGTGTGTGTGCTTGATGATTCTCACCCTCTCTTAACACATTTGCCCACATATCGGTTATTATAATATCGTCTACCTTGTAGTCTAATTGTTTTAGTATTGAATGACTTGTAGCCATAACTAAGTCAACAAAAGATTTAAACTCTTTTTGCTTATGTAAGTTTGCTGATTTAGTTTGCCAGTTATTATCGTAATCTCTTTTTGTCCATAACTCTGAAATATACTTCTTCATAGAGTCTGTATTATTTTTATAGAAATCATCCAAAACAAATAAGTTAGTGTAAAATATTTTTTGATGATCCATTAGATTGCACCACTAGTGAATTTCTTCCATTCAATAGCGTTCTTAATTAAAAATGTTCGATTGTTTATACTTCGCAATACTTGTTCAAGATACTTAACTACTTGATTAAGATATGCTGTCTTTTGATCCGCTCGTTGTAAATCTTCATCTGAGTCCATATAGATGTGAACATCAGATTTAAGTATCTTCAGGTCAAATGGTTTTTCTTTATATACACTAGGGTCTGATTTGCCTGTGTAATATTCCCACTTCTGCCTAACAAGAGCTTTGTGTTCGTATTCTGCTTTCTTTAATAATAAAGAAAACTTATTAAAATGTTGTAGATATTTATTGTGCAATAAAGGTATACGAATTGATTCCGTATCTAGTTCTGTATCATCTAGTTTAAAATCTTTATCGACCGCTTGTTGTAATTCTTCTAAATTCATAATATAACCATTATATCACCTTTTCGGTGTTTTGTCAAGGCTTAAGTAGTAGAAATCTGTACTATATCGTAATACATATATCCAAAACTTACAGCCGCTTGTAAGTAATCAACATCACTTAATTTAACATCATATGATAATCCACCAAGACTTGTTGGATAAACATTCTGAAATCGTATCTCTGTTTTAGGAATATTCTTACTGTTTAAAATTGTTAATGTAGCATCCGAATATATAGCACCTTCTGCTAAAGGTGATGGATGTGCAAGACCTGGCACAGAAGCGCCTGCCGTTGAACCTGGAAACCTATCTGAACTAGCAGCTTGCAAGGTTGCAAACTGAGTATGATTTTGTGGAAAACCTATTCCTATTATCCAATCATGTATCTCTTTATAATTGTTTAAATTTTCATCTACAAGAAAAGATATAGACAACTCCGAGTATGTAACTTTATCGCCTGGTATTGATATGTCTTTTAGTGGTGTTGCTAATGATGCCTCACCTAAACCGATACCTGGAACATTTGCTGTTTGACAAGCAAACTCTACTTCTGGTAATTTTGAACATTTAAACCTAAATTGAATAGGACTTGCATAGTCTATAATAGACGGCTGTCTAAGGTTTACATTTGTTTCTGTCATACTACTATTTATAAGGGGGGAAATACCCCCCTTTACTATTCAATTGTTATTTTGGTAAAGTACCTTCTATACCTTGAACATAAAAATTCATACCTGCAAGTAGACCATCATCTGCTACTTGTCCTTCTGGTATTACTAATTCACCCTCTTGATTATAGATTGGTCCCTCAAAAGAATGAATCTTACCATCTCTCAAATCGTTCTCTAATGCGATTGCTTCAAATTTAGTTTCAGGTGACATATTAGTATATTTTGCCATCTTCACCATATCTTTATCTAATCCCCACCATGTGTCTGTACTTTTCCAAGTACCATCTGCAACAGCTTTTGCTCTTGCAACATAATAAGAACCCCAATCATCAATGATTGCTGTCAGTTGAGCGTTAGGACAAAATTTAAATTGGTCACTTGCTTGACCAAATGCTTTAACTCCTGCTTTTTCAGCCACTTGACATGGTGCATATGTATCTGTATGTTGAACGATAATATCAGCACCTTGATTGATTAAAGTACTAGCAGCATCTGCTTCTTTACCTGGATCATACCAAGTAAATGCCCAAATAATTTTTAATTGAATATCTGGATTTACTTTCTTTGCTGCTAAATAGAACGCATTAATACCTCTTATAACTTCTGGGATAGGAAACGAAGCAATATAACCAACTATATTTGTCTTTGTTTCTTTACCTGCAATATGTCCTATGATGGTACGACCTTCATAAAACCTTGCTGAGTATGTTGAAATATTATCAGTTCTTTTATATCCTGTAGCATGTTCAAACTTTACATCTGGATAGTCTTTTGCAACCTCCAGAGTTTGATCCATGTAATTAAAGGATGTTGTAAATATTAAATCATGTCCTGATTCTGCTAGACTTCTTATTGCTCTTACAGCATCTGCATTTTCTGGAACATTTTCAATATAAGTGGTTGTATATCCCAAATCATTCTCAATGTCTTGTCGACCTTGGTCATGTTGATATGTCCATCCATGGTCACCTGGTGGACCTATATAAATGAAACCTATTTTTGGGGATTTTGCTTGTAGTGGGAATGCTAAAATACTTGAAAGCACTACAGCTATCAAGTAAGTCAATGTTATCTTAAACATAGTTCTCCTTTTGTGCCTCACCTGCACAGTAAAGTCATCTATTCATAAGTTATGACATTGATATTTATAAAACCAAAAAAAGGGGTCATAAAGACCCCCTTTTTCTTCTATAAAAGTAAAATTACATAATGTTTGTAACTTTAACTCTACGATAATATAAGTTTTGTTCGCCAGCAGCTACTGCACCAGAATTATCTAGAGCGCCAGTTGCATTACTTGTTGCGAAAGGATTTTGAACCATTCCATATCTAGTTTTGAAACCAATTTTAGGTTGGAAACTATCTTGTCCTACTGCTCTTACCATTTGTAATGGTACATACGGGCAATAGAATAAGCCTGAATCATAAGGTGAAGTACCTTTATATCCAATAACATAGAATTGAGAAGCACTAACATTCGCAGAATATGGATCAACATACACTTTGAATTTACCGTTAAGTACACCAGCAAAAGTATTACCAGTATCATCAACATTTAAGTTACTTTGCAAAGCAGGAGCGTAATCTAATACACCAGCCATTTGAAGAGCAGAAGCTACATCAGCAGAACATAGTATTATATTACCTTTACCTCTACGAGTTTGTTGACCAATAGCATTGGCATCTCTCTCTAATTGGTAAAGAAGTCCTTTGAATTTCTCAACTGACCAACGACCATTTGAGTCGGTGTCTAAGTCAAAAATACCAGCAGTAGTTGTATTCACTTGAGCGCCTGGTTTAGCGTGTGAGTAAATAGTTCTAACTACTTCACGGTTAATCTCAGCAAGAATTTCAGTTGATAAGATATTCGCAAGTTCTGTTTCAGCGTCTAAACCGTGGATTGCTTTTAAATCTTGAGCAAGTTCCATAGTATATTCTGCTTTAAGAGCTCTTGTTTTTGCAGTAACAGTAACTTTATCGATTCCGAAAGCCATTTCAGCAAACTCATCAGATCCGTCACCAAGTGTTTCTCCTTGAGCAACAGTCATACCAGAACCAGTAGTATAAGTACCAGCAGATGGACTATCGTTCAATGTTGCAGGGTTTGTACCCGCTTGAGCATCAGGGGATCCAGTGTCTTTAGCAAGGTCTCTTGCAGAAACATCTGTATCAGCTTCGTTAAATAATGCTTCTCCGCCAATAGCTAGATTACTTGAAACAAATTTTGCTTTCATAGCAAAGATAAGTCCAGTTGGACCAGTCATTGGTTGTACGCCACAAATATCGTAAGCGATTAGGTTAGGCATAGCTCTACGAACTAATGATATTAAGACTGGGTCAAAAGTATCAATTGGTCCTGCAGCGGCAGTTGAACTTGAAGCACCAAAGTTATTCACTGGTGCAGCTTCGCTCATAAAGCCTCTATCTTCTCTGATTGCTTTTTCTTGGTTCTCAAGAATAACAGTCGTTACAGCTCTCTTATAAGAAT